TCCTGCACAGTATCAAGCCCGTTACAAAGCCAGAGCCTGTTTCTAAACGTGCCGCCGTTCCACTGTGCGCTTGTTATCGCAGTAGGGCCGCTGATATTAGTGGGCGCTACTATGTCCGCCGTTACATCGTAGAAAGTATCTGCCGCGTTACTAGTTGCCGCTACTAGCTTACTAGTGCCATCTGAGAGCACTAAACAGTAAAGGCTTTCAATTAAAAACGCGAGCTGATTGTGTGCGGAGTAACCGCTACGAACAACTAAGCGCTGCCCGTCTGGATAAAGATTTACAAGGTCAATCGCATCTGTTTCAGGAATTAGCGAGATAGGATCAACAGTATTGATCCCACCAAGGGGGGCCGATAGTGGGTAGGTTCCAAATTGCGCCACGCGTTACATCCTTGGGACAGGTTGCGGATTCATCGCGCTAACCAGTTGTTGCTTACCTAAGCTACTGCCTAACTGCTGCTCGCCCTGCTTGCTAGGAGCTAACGGTACACCACCAAAAATATTAGCCAAGCCTTGATCGTATACTTGCAGCTCCTCAGCGCTAATAGAGCCAGCGTCTTTAAGCTCTTGTAGTGCCTGGCGACCTTGATCCCAGCTAGTAATACCAGCCTTGGCATAAAGCTCCTTTGCGTTAGCTAGCGGGTCACCCGTTGAACGTACTGCATTAGTTAAGTAGCCCGAGAAATCACTGCCCAGCTTTTCGTCACCTCCCGTTAGTATTTTGGCTAGTGGTGCTACTAAGTTTAGATCTCTTGATGCGTCTGGAGCTGATAGATCTATATTATAAAGCTGCTCCGAGCCGTCTTTTCCTATGTCAAACTTTGCGCCTTCAGCAAGCGATACATTGTAATTAGGATCTAAGAATCCACTTTCTACCATCGACGCGCGAATAGCATCTCTGCTGCGTTGGTCTTGGTCTTTGCCTGAGCCAAACAAAGAGCCAGCGATAGTGCCAGTTATTGACGCTGCAGGGCTTACCCAAGAGCTAGGCTTACTCATCTGATAGCCGAGCGCGTCCTTCACGCTTTTGCCTTCTGCGCTCTTATAGCCATCAAAAGCGCCCTGTTTTAGCCCGTAAATGGTCGCTAGTGCTGCTGCTGCAGGGGCTGCATAAGCGCCCATACCTGGACCGACTTCAGCGAGAGGAGCCGCCGCGTCAGGGGTTAGTCCCGACATCTCGAGCGCTCCTTGCTCCCAACCACCAGCTGCAGGCGCGCCGCTACTACTACCGCCAAAGATGTTAGACAAAAACCCGCCGCCCTCTTTACCGCCACCAAATAGATTACTAAAAGCGCCGCTACCAGCAATTTGATCGCTAATTAACTTAGTGCCTAGCATTCCAGTAATGGCGCCTGCAGTGCCGGCTAGCTGCGACTTGTCAGCCTTCTTTGCGGCCTCCTCTTGGGCACTTAAAATGGCGTCTTCCTTAGTAACAACGCCCTCGGGATAAGCTTGTGCAAATGCCTGCTCACGAGGGACACCAGCGCGAATAAGCCTGATGTACTCAACGTAATTGTCTTGCTGAATATCTTTAGATTTCTGCGGCATTACCTACTGCTCCCAAATGAAACGCGCCCACTTTCTGCTATCATGTAGCGGCCAGTTGCCCCAGCTGTGTAAATAGTTTTTCCGGGGAGCGCTCGCACGTATTCAGCTTCTAAGTCCCGATCGAACGTTCTATCTATATTCATCCCGTGCTTGACGGAATAGCGCTCTAGCACACCCTGCTCGAGTACTTTTTGCGATAGTACAGGGCTATCAGTATCAGCTAGAAACTTATTATAACTGCCAGAGTAGAACGTCCAAGACACCGTACCATCGCTTACCGTGCCGCTAGTATGGGTTGGGGGCGTTGCACCAGCAGTCCCGCCTGCAGTGGTGCGGTAGTAGTTGCCGTTATAAAAGCAAAACGCATTTGCACTAAATACTAAGCCTGTTGCCCATGTGATAGGTTTAACAGGGCGATCCGCAAGATACTCAAAAACTATAATCTGCCCAGCTATATCAGCAGTAGGAATAGGCTGAATAAAGAGCTGATTATCAGCAACGCCTCTAAGTTGAAAACGGTCATAGACAAAGCGCGTTAGCCCATAGCCTTGAATCTCGCCGTACTCTTGCGGAGACATTGGGCCGACTACGCGCCAACGATTAGACTGATTCCAGAAGGTATCAAAGTGATAATATGAGAAGTCACTTGGTAAGGCATAGCCAGACTGCCCAGCCACTAACGTAATCGACCCGCTTTTAAAGAGCGCAGGCCACGGGTAGGCATCGCTCATCTGGTCGATGATGCGATTTGTCATTGCATAAAGCTCTTGCTCCGCAACACCTGTAGACGTTGCAATAGAAGAGCCAATAGTAACGCCCACCTCATCCGCTACACTTGTGCAGATGTCTAAGAGCGTGTTTGATGTGGTATCAAGAGGGAGTGGCATTACCTCCCATTATGATGCCGATGTTACCGCGTGGCAAGCCCGTTAATAGGCTGCAAGCGCGTGCCCTCACTTGCCTCAATCCGCTGCATCAATAGTATGATTTGCTCTTCAAGCTTGCGTGTCTTGGCTGCTAGCTTTTCGTTTTGCTCTTCTAGTGAAGCCACACGCCCTTGAGCGTCATTAGCAGACGCTAGCCAAACTTTAGCCTTCTTAACTAGTGGTGCAAGACTACTCATTTTGCGCTTAACTTCGTCAGTTATAAGCGATAACTGCTCAACTGTCTTAATGCCAAAGAATTTAAGCTCTTCGACCTGTGAGCGCGTAATCATAGACCACTCAGATAGAGGCGTGCCGCTTGTGGGCTGCTCTTGGCCTTCTTTAAAGGCTTTATACTGTTCTGGATAAGCATCAATGTGCTTAGGTTCGACGCGCAAGCAAGTTTTGTCGCCGCCTGGAAAATGCACTTCGATCATCTCATGTTCATCGAAGATGGGGCGCCCTTCCTTCTCTGTGCGCTGCTGATTTTGCTCAGCGTGTAGGAAGAACCTGATATTAGCGTTTTGGTAGGTTCCTGCTTTTTGACTACGATCTTTATATATCTGCGATAATGTTAGGTTTGCCATATTTTAAGATAAAGCCTAGCCCTAAAGGAATTCTCTAGGGCTAGGTCGTTAAACTACTTATTCACTCAATTAGTCCTGACAGTTAGTCGTCATCATGCCAAATGCATAAACCTCTGTTGCTACCGTACCACCTGCAGCGTTTGTGCTCACTAGCATGACATTCTGCACTAGGTCAGTTGCAGTGTCATCTAGTGCGCCAGCCGTTGCCGTGGTGTATAACTTAACATCGGTGGCACAAAGAGTAAGAACATTGATTTTAATGCCCTTTCCACTGCCGCCGCCAAAACCACGGAAAACCCAGCCATACTCGTTATCAGCAAAAGCCACCTGCGCAGCTCCGACCGCTGTTGGCTCAGCGCCTGAGATAGCGGTAGTAAGCGCATTCGCCTGCCCATCGTTATCTACTTTTACAGCATCATATGCCGTAATAGCGCCGTTTGCCTGCACATACTGAAACAACCCCTGCTTAGACCAGGAGAGATCCCCTAGGCCAAACTCCTGAGTTGTAGTTGTATGCAAGAAATCAATCCCAAAAGGTCCTACACTTCCCATTTTATTCTAGCTCCTATGATTTTATAAACTATTAAACAGCGTACGACTGAAGCGCAGGAGCTGAGCAGCATAGGTTACCTTCACACAGTATAACTGTGAAAAAAGCATCCTGATCTACTGGCCTATCGAGACTAGGAGACAACGGCTTGAAGTCCGCGCCGCGCTGCATCTCAAATGACCAATATCTGCTGTTTAGCAAGCGAACAGACGCCGACTCTACAACCGCCGAAGTTCCGCCTCCTGCATATCCGCCATCGAATACAAAGTCCACGCCGTCGTAGTTCAAGCTCTTAAAGCCAGCAAGAGCCTTGTTGTTGACGTTGTTAAGACGTTGAATCGCCGTTAGTGAGCTATGGAGATACTTCCACGCAGTAGGATGGCAGAACCCAAAGTCTGGAGCATCGTCGCCGCGTGTAATGTCTATAATAGCTGCTGTAAGCTCGGCTTGAATGTTGGCAGCAGAGAACCCACCAGATACTGCATAGGTGTCATTCTGCGCCCACGTATTACCAGAGCGAGTCACGCCGCCGTAAGAGCCAGCCGTAGGAGAAGCTGCAACAGCTTTCTTTAGACCGTCAAACTCACGTCCGCCGTATCCCGTGCCATCACCACGAAGAGACAATGAAACCGTATTCTTTAGGCGAGCAATACAAGCATTCATTTTCTCGTCAACATGGTCTAAGAGCTTCTCTTGGTCGCCGCTGTTAGCTCTGCGATCACGGCCACTAATAGCCATCGGCTCGTATACCTGCTTGATAGCGAACTGAAACGCGGTGAAATCATCCGCAGCATCTAAGTCAAAAGACTCAAAGCCTGAATAAAAACCACCCGCTGCAGTGTCGTTATAGAGCACTGGTTTGCGAATTTCATAACCAAGGTTCTTGCGCTTAACCCTTCCAGCGTCCATAAGGAGCGCCATAAAAGGATTATGATGCAAAACCTCGTTAGCGATATCGTCACTCTGTGTGAACAAAGTGGCAACTACTGCTTCTTCTAATGGCATATAAAAATTACCTCATATTAGCTTCCAGGGCTTCCCGGAAGTTTTTGAATTTACGTTTAGGCTCGCCAGACGACAGCGAGCCGCTTATTGATTTTCCTGCTTGTTTTGCTTTTGATGCTTCGGAGTTCTTAGCATCAGCAACAGAGCGAGCTTGTAGCCGACTGTGAAGGTCGGGAAATTGCTCAGCTAGAACGAACTTATATACGGACTCTAGTACCTTCTCGGGATCAACCGAGGGATCACTAGCAAACGCAGCTTGCGCATAGGGCGCCATAGCTCGGGTTACAGCATCTTGCGTTCCAGGATCAGCTAGAACAGGCTTTGATGCTATAAACTTATCTACAGCACTTGACAGCTTTTGCATAGTGGCTTGTTTTTCAGACTCTTGGATGCGGGCTTGTAGCCGCTCTTCAATCATCTGCTGAATCTCTTCAGGGCCATAGCTTTGCTGCTGTGCTACTGGCTCTTGCGGCCTGCCCTGATTAGCTTTTAGCAAGTCCTGCGGGCTAATGCCGTAGGCTTTTAGGTACTCTAAAGCACCACTTATAGGCTCTTCTTTGATGCGTCTATCCCACGCTAGTGCACGCTCAAATACTTGCGCGGGGTCTTGTCCTTGTAGAATGTAGTGGTCTTTGTTGCGCTCTACTACCTTTTCAAAAGCGTCTACGCTCTTTCGACGCGCGTCTAGTTCCATCGTTTGGCGCTTGTAGTCTGCACGCATCTCATAGGAGCGCCGTGCATAGTACTTCTGCAGCCCAATAGGATCGCCAGCTTGAAAAGCCGCTTTTTCTTCGGCGTTCATGTCGCTAGGAGCTAGTATTGGTGCGTGCTGCGTTGGCGCTACTTGCGTTTGATTGGCAACGGGGGCCGCTTCAATGCTCTTAGGTGCAGCTTGTGGGGTTTGCCCTGGGCCTTCCTGCGGCCTAGGTATCTTAGCTTCTGCCTTCTCCAGATTAGACGTGAGAGCATCACGGAATGTGAGTTTAGGCGTTGGCTCGCTTGCTGAAACTTCCTTTGCTGGTGCTGTAGGTTCTTGCGACGGGGCAGCGGGAATCTCAGGAGCGAGGGCCGCTTGTAGGTCATCTGCCATAATTCCTATATTTATTATAGTTTTGTATAAATACTTCTTTCTTCCTTTGCTCGAACTCTCTAGCCGCGCACTCTAGCCTCTTTTCTGGCTCATAGCCGCGATCATAATCATTGCCCACTTCCTCATAGCCTAGCGCTCTAGTTGTAGCGCGAAACTTGCTCTTGCTAGTGAAATACTCACCCGTTACAGGGTGCCTAGTTGGGGCCATTTCGTCTTGGATATGCAAATCGATAGCTTTACTCTCACGCTGGATCTCGTGTACTGGAACTACTTTTTTTGCTATTGGGCAGTAGCCGTAACGCATAAGCCTTTAAACTATGCTCCCGTAGCCAGGAGTTACATACACTGTTGCAGTTAAGCTCGAAGCTAGTACAGCAACCGAAGCATGCGTGGTGGGGCGAGTCAGCACTATCTGACGGCCAGGCAACACAGGAGTATGTGCTGCCGTTGCCACTGCTGCACTAGTTGCCGTAGTGACAAACACCGCGACAGCTCCGGCATTAGACACTAGCAGATTCTCGCCTTCTGTCACTGCAATAGTAGCCGCTGCACTCGTAGTGCTAGCTGAAATAGTCTCAGTGTCGCCGCCCTGCCTGAATTTTACATTATCCATAGATCAATCATCCAAAAACATAACCATAAACAGCAGCTCTTCAATTTCCCATTGTATGCGATTACGCTTTTCTTTCGCTAGGGCTGAATCTATAGCCTCAATTTTCTTTAATTCTGCTACTTTTTTACCTAACTCTTGCTCTAGTACCCTTCTTAACTCTACTTGCTTGGGCTTTTCCTTCGGTAACTCTCTAGGTATGTACCCATCGCCATACTCTAGCGATTCATACCTTGGCCTATAAAGTAGTAATAAGCTCACGCATTACCTACCCACATATCCAAGCGAAAACACGTTTAAATGAAGCAACAATAGTTTGATATGTAATAGGCAACTTACCGTATCTAATATCGTTATACCGCCAATTTTCGATGGTAGGCGGTCTGGTCATATTTCCACTTTGCCACATCATTAGTTTCTTACTCCGCAGATAGCGACTGTTCCAGTTGAAGCAGTAGTGGAATGCATAAAATGACATAATACTGAAGTAACGCTTCCGCTTGTGGCTACTCCGGGCTTGATGTTTGCCATTGAGAAACCGCCAAACATTTGATCTTGTCCAGCTGTTACCGCAGAAACAACAATAGGGTGTGCTGCTAAAATTTCTACTCCCCAAACTTCCGCAGCTCCTGCTGTGCCTGCCGTAGTTACTTCAATATTAGTGATATCCTCTACCCCTACGTCCCCCTCTTCTAACCTAAATATATACCCAGAAGCTGCTGCAGTAGCTGCCGCTGGCATGGTCATCGTTTTAGTTCCAATGACACTAGTTCCAGACTGATTGACATAACCAGCAGCTCCTCCCGCTGTCCTCAATCTGAATACCGGCGCAGTCGTAGCCGTTGCTGTAGTTATAACCACTATTGGAATTAGATTAATAGCTTGCGATGCTGCTCCAAATTTTGTGCGCAGAATTGGAAACGTTGCGGCATCGTGTGTAAATCGATCTCCCGTTGCAGCTAAATTTAAAGTTCCAATTTTGTACGCAATTGCTAGATGGTTTCCTACTGTGGCCGATGTTGATGAAAGAGCATAGGAGCTAAAAACCGAGTACATTTCTTCTGAACAAGTTGGCGCTGCGTATCCTTGAAGGGTAGAAGGGAGAGTAGTGCCAATTGAGTTAGGTCTGAGCTGTACACTAAAAAAACCAGAGCCCGCTGCACCTGCCGTGCCAGCTGTTCCGACGACAGAAGTGATGGGCCTAAAATAGCCTTTACCTTGCGCCATGCTTTGCATCGCAAGAGTTCTAGTGGTAATTGCCATTAGTTATCCCCCACTAAACAAACACTTGCGAAAACAGTGCCCGCCGTAGTTGTACCGATTTGGTAAATCGCCATTACATCGCTTGTAGCTAACGGAAACATTGGGAAAGGAGACGATAAGAAATCGAAAGCAGAATTACCTGATGCAGCACCAGAGACAACAATTCCAAGAGGAAAAAGCCCGTTGACCCGAAGCGATCCCGCACTTCCTGTGGAAATACTTATATTTTGGACCGACCTGATCCCCGTATCCCCGCTTTGTAAATGTGGTGCAATTTGGAAGCAAGAGTTTAAAGCTGCGCTAGAGGGGAGTGTTAGCGTTGCAGTTCTGCTCCCTGTCCCTGACTCGTTGGTATATGTGATCGTCACTACAGGAGTGGTAGCTGTTAGGGTTGCTGTTACAACTAAAACAGGCATCAGAGTGGCCGTTACTGTAGACACTCCCTCGATCGTACGAGTGGGCATTGCAGTGCCAGATGCAAATACATTTCCGCTTACCGTCAAGCTTCCTAATACCTGCTCATAAGCAAGTATTGCGCAATAACTAGTAGATCCGAAAAACGCTCTAAAATAAGTGCAATATGCGGCTGTAACAGAGCCGCCAAAAGTCGGCACCGTCCAGCTATTAGCAAATCTATATCCACTATTTCCGCCACTATTGACAGTAGCTACAGTTGTTCCTGAATTTTGCAGGGCGAATAGGTTCCTGCGCCACGTACCTTGAGCTGCTGCTTGAGCAATTACGTTATCAAGAGAGTTTAATACTGTACCCACTAGCTACTCGCCCCGATATAATAAATTGCGCCTGATGCAGCTTTAGCGGTTTGCGTCGTTCCGTTGATCACACTAAATCCAATAGGCTGTTCCCCTGCCCCAAGCTCAGACCAGATGAAACCACTTGATAGCAAATTTTCTGACATTAATACGCCAATGCTTGTGGTCGTAAACGATTGACCAATCGGGCGAACCCCCCAAAATCTAATCACACCGCTTGGAGTAGTTCCCGCATTCTGCGCTGCTGCTGTAATGTCACGTACTCCAACATCTGTAGAGTTGAGCGTCACCCATCCAACCGTGCGTATTCCATTATTTGTTGTGGGCATCGCAATGTTGCTAGTAGTTTCTGCTGCATTACCATCTTGATCGACATAAGTAATTGTAAAATTTCCTGGTGTCGCATTTAGTCCAGTTGTAATTTCTACGAGCACCGGTCCCCAAGTGGCGTTAGAGTTTCCTAGCTCGGTAACTGTTGGCATAGCGCTGCCATCAGTAAAAGTATTTGTGCCGATATTAAGGCTGCCAAGATTTACAGCTTGCGTAAAAAGAACAGCATTTCCAACCGCAGCCTCTACGCGAGCCTGAATAAACGTTGGGACGTAGGAGGACACGCCACTTGGCAGAGGATTAGGCAGGGCCGCAGTGTCAAATAAACGACACATTGGCCCTGTGTTAGTTACAAAAATACCCGTCGTTGCCTGAGTCTCTCCATAAATAGGTTCGCAGGCGTAATAATTACCGCCAACCCTAGTTATAATATCGTTATATGAAGAGATTGGTGCCATTAGGCGATATCTCTAACTATACTTACTAACTGATGGTTAGATGAAAACTCCCCTTGGATTGCAATAGAGACAAAATTCTTTGTTTCTACATCAAACAAAACAATTGAATTTGGCGGAGAGACCAAAGTCTGCTGAAAAGCCACCCCGTTTCCATCTGTCCCAGTAATCTCAAGCTCATCATTGGAATTCAAAATCGCATTGTAGCTTTGAAAATTATTTTGCGGGACTGTGATTAAAGTTTTCAATTTCTTTTTCCTTTTAATTATATCTAAAATGCCCATTTTACTTAGTCACCCTTAACGAAACTGTAACGCGTGTGACAGTTGTCGCACTATCTACATTATACTCTAAAATGTCGCCTGCTGTAATGGATGTTGTCCATCCTGTTAGCGTTGCGTCTTGCGACTTTTGCGCGCTTGATAGCGTTGGCTTTGCGGCTGCGCAAATAGATGATGTTGTGGGAAATCCTGCGTAACTGCTCTTTTTGATGTCGACAACTATTGAGCCGCTAACATCAGCTAATAGCGTGACTTGATTGATGGTGCAAGCAAACGGAATTTCAATAAACCCTTTTGAGCCAGTAGTGATAGCACTTCCGCCACCGTCGACCATGTAGGTAAGCGTTTGTGTCAAGATGCGCGTATCTAGGCTGATC